GCGCTAGGGCATCCCTAGCCATTGATCCCAAGGTGTGTCCAAATAGAGTGTTCCCCGCACCTATCAATGCTCCACCAAGACCAGGAACAGCCATTCCTATTGCCGTGTTTATGGCAGCGGGAATGAGCCCCCCGAACATCCCCATGCTCATGCCTTCAGGAACTGACACCACCGGCTGACCAAGCTGCGGATGCGGGTTGAATATCGCATATCCGCCAGTGCTGGCATCTCCCTGATTAACATGGCCTATCTGTGCCACAGTAGCGTCTGCGTTGTTTTGGGCGAGACTGGAACCAGGCGACAGCCACCCCAATCCCCCATCACTTATATTTCCTGATACAGCTTCTCTCCCCGCATCAGTCAATGTGCCATTAGAATTTACATTATCAGGATTGCTGGCAATTAGAGCTAAGTTGCCTTCCTGAGTAAGCGGCGCTTGATCGACCTGCTGTGCCTGTGCTTGCTGTGCTTGCTGTGCATTAAATGCTGTTAAAGCAGCGGCAGCATTTTGATCGGGTTCTGCTAAAGCACTGGCTGCGATATGCGCATCAAGGACTGCTGCAAGGGCAGCACCCTGAGCATATGGAGGCGCAGCCGCTATTCCTGATGGAGCAATAGCGCCACCAGCTCGTCGAGCATCTGGTATAGCAGCAACATTGATTGCCGAACGGCCTCCGCCTCCCAGAAAGCCCAACCCGCCCGGCCCCGATACTCCCTGCCCTGGGCCAAACCGATAAGAAGGCAATCCGTTAGCCATATACTGACCGCCGCCAGGGGCCACGCCCCCGCCTTGAGACCGCAGCAGCGCGGCTTCGTCAGGTTGTATGTAGGCGGCAAAATGCCCCGGCGGAGCGCCCCGATTGAGCGCCCGCGAGAGCATCACTCCGTAGAGGTCACGCTCCATTGTCAGGCCGTTTTCGCCCCGCCAGGAAGAGCGGCGCTGTCCGTGGCCGCGTAATTATCAGTGGCCGATGCCGCGTTGAAGGTTCCCGCATTCGTTTACCACCAAAATTCGGCATGATCTTCTCCTCTGGTTAAACGCCGCCGTAGTTACCCTCGGGCTCGTTGAGCGCAAGAATGACTCTGCTTGGGCCAGCCATGCGTAAGATAGGACTGGCTCCATCATGGTTGCTGTATTCCGCCATGCTGTTTTGATAATCAACAAACTGTTGGTCATACGGCAGCCCCTTGAGCTTGAGAAAGCGCCATACAACCCCCAAAACCACCAACTCCTCCTCCAGCACCGTGGTCTGGGAATCACCGCTGAATTTGTCCGCATTGGCAGATGTCCCGCCCGATGTATCGACCCAGTTTTTCGATACATACTCGAACTTGACTGACTCTCCCGCTGTCGGGGTGGGGTGCATCAAAAGATTGCCGCCCCGTATCCTGAAATAGTTGGTGATGCCACCGCTGACCACGGCCAGTATCTGCTGCCATTTGGCTGCCGTGATCGGCCCGTAGTAGCGTCGATCCGTAGTTCTGTTCCACAGCGTTTGATTGCTGAAGCGCCCGAAATCCGTAGCGATGGTTGTCATCGCCCCCTGGCTCTCTGAGTTGACTGTCGTGTGGCTGCCCTCTTGGGTCAGCACTTCCCACGCATATTTCTGGACCTGGGAGCGACCCTCTTGATTGGCACAAGCCTCTAGCTGGATCGTCGATGTATCCGTCGAGGCCGTAACTGCGTCAGGCGCAGTGATGCCAATCAAATTGGCCGCATCCTGACAAATGGTGAGGAGCGTCATCCAACTGCCTGCACGGGCTTCATGCCCTCTCGATTCGCGATGTAGTCACGCGCCTTCTTGCGGAGATCGACAGTTCCCGCGCCCAGTGCGCCCACCGAGGCGTCCGAGAGATCAGCCAGCTCCTCGACAGTATTCACGTCCTGTTGAACGAGTGCATTTTCTTTCCGCGTACCCACACCCTTCAATTCCGTCAGGGGAGTTCCCTTGGGACGCACCTTGCCCACAGTGCCTTTGGTGTAAGCCTGATATTCGACAGGGAAGTTCTCTTTCAGAAAGTCCTCTTTCTCAGAAACTTTGTAGAGGACAGTGTTGAAATCACCCACCCGACGAATTTCCACCAGATCAGGCGATCCGTTCTCTCCAGCAAATATCTCTATGCGGATGTTGCTCATAAGCAGTTGTGCGGGGATGTTTCCACCCCCGCACTCCCTTCTCGGTTAGATAGCAGCCGACATCGGCCACGTCCCCAAACCAGCAGCTTCACCATCGCTGCCGCCACGGGCAGTCGTCAGGAACAAGCCATTCACGGCAGTCTGGGCTGACGAATCGTCATCCAGCGAACCCGCAGTTGCCGATGAATACAGGGTGACATCAGCCGCAGCAGAAGCCAGCACGTTCATCGTGACAACTCCCGTAAGCTGAACCCAACCATATTCGCCAGAACTGATGGCCTCTGGAGAGACCCCGATGATATGCCCATCGTCAATGAGCGCTTTGGTACAAGGAACCCCCGAATAAGCCTCGGTGATTGCCACCACATCGTACTGCGCGACGGCAGAACCAGCGGTGATATACAGCCAAGTCGAGCTGTCCGTACCTATCATCCGAGTCCCGATAGCCTGGGACGCAGTTGACTCAGTCCCGCCATCAAAGTCGATGCCAACGGCACTCTGAGTTGTGTATGCCATTCGCTCCTCCTCTAGGCTTGGATGACACCCTGCCGTGCGCGGTTGCTTACAGCCATATTTCCGGCCCAAGCAACAGGCATGACAAGAGCATCCTGGTTAACAGAAGCCTTCTCACCAAGAGGCACGAACTCCCGCCCATCGGCATATCTGAGGAACAGATAGTCCGTGTTGAGGAAGTACATCTTGGTCGTCGGGCACTGATCGTCGTAGTACACCGGAGCGTCCATGAACATAAGATTCATGAATCCAGCCGCTGCCGACTCATCGCTCGTAAACCGCTGGTTCGTCTGAAGAGACGCCCAGTAGTACCCGAAATAAGTCGTATCCCCGACGATCACATCTGGCCGATCCGCGCCACGGATACAAGCCAGCCACAGAGTGTTCATGGCCGTCTGGATCGTGGTTGCGGAAGCGGCGACGCTTTCCGTCGAGAAGTCATAGACCTGATTCTGCCAGAACGAATAGGTCGTGCTGTTGATCCCACCGACCGTGTTACCCACGGTGCCTGGAACCAATAGCTGCAACCCACCCAATTCCTTGGAATCAGTGCCGGTGCCGTCTGCATAAAGCGCAGCCGCCATCGTATTCTTGAGCGATTTCTCAAGGTTCCGAATACGGCTTTTGAGCAGATTGAATATCTGCTCGGGGCCGGAATTCTCGACCTGCTCAAGACCGGAGATAACCACGTTGCCCGCCAACTGCTTGTAGTTGAACTCGGCAGCGGTAAAGACGTTGCTGGTCGAAGTATCAAGTACCTCGTAACCCGAATACCACTTGGTAGTCGAGTTCGTAGCATACTCAAGCTCCTGGACAATGGTCCGACCCGTCGCGGGAGACTTGTTCCCGTTCTGGTCAATGTGACGCAACAACGCGTTGTTGTTGGTCACGTTGTCGGCCATCTTTTTGGAGTAACCAGCAAGCGTCGTGGTCACGATCTCCGTATAGGTACTATTTGGAGAAGTAGCCATCTGTGCTTGCTCCCATCATAAGAGCAACACAACGTCAGCCAGAAACAGTCGATCCAATCGAAGTGCGTAAAATGTCATCAAGATCAGATGGCTTGACGGAGCCACCGGGCAGTGCGCCATGTCCGCGCGTAGGCTGTATCTTCTTGGCTTTCTGGACAGCCGCCTTGCGCCTGTCGTCTTCCTTTTTGGATACAGCATTGCGCTCATTGGTAATGGCCTCATTGTAGAGATCATTGTCCAAGCGGAGCGCCATCCCGTAGGCTTCGTCCAAATCCGTGGTCTCTCCGGCATTTACCAGCCGCCCCATGCGCTCACGCAGCTTTTCAAAATGCGGATGCTTGAGATTCCCCTTGGCATCTTTTGCCGTAGAGAAGCTCTCAACCTGATCCACAAGCTGTTGCTGTTGAGCCATGACTTGCGACTGCTGCATCGTCTGGATATGAGCCTGAGTCTGGTTCAGTTGCTGTTGCAGTTGAAGAATTTGCGGATCGCTTGGAGTCTCCTCCACATAATCCACACCCGAATCACCAGACAATCTAATCCCGTAATGCTGGGCGAGATTTTGGAGAGCCAATTTGGGGTTCTGCCTTAGCGCATTATCATAGGTCATAAGACGCGAAACATACTCAGCTTCGCTAATCCCGTGAGCTTGCATCTGCTGCTTGTAAGGTGCCAGAACGCCTTGAAGGCTCTCTATCTGTCTCCGCTGCTCTGCGAGGTCAGTTGTCTTGCGAGTGAACGCCGCATCACGCTCTTGCTCCCGTTGGAGCATAAAGCTCCGCTGATCTTCGGGAAGATGCTCAAACGCCTCACGGTGTTCAGCGGGCCATGTCTTGGGTGCAGAAAGTGCATCCGGCTCTGGCTCCCTATCGGGAGTGGCCTCCACATCTGCGCCCTCATGGCCCTCGGCGGCATCGTCTGATGGGTCCGACTGGACTTCGACTTCTTCCGCACTTGTTTCTCCGGCAAGGGGTTGGGGCTCACTGGGAGTGGGTTCCGGCTTGCCGTCCGTGAACTCTCCGCTAATCACACTCTCTAAAACACCGTCAAGAGTTATTGGCTCTGACGCTGGCCCCGACTCCGGGGTGCTAGTCTCAGTATCGGTCATTTCTTATCTGGTCCCAATTATTCGGCCGCTCCGTTCCCGACCAATCATTGCCAATCTGGCGCACATTATGCCGTCGCTCATGTTCGCGCAATGACGAACGACTGCCAACAACCTTTCCGTCAACAGGCGAGACGAACGGCTCTATGTCCTTCATCACGACAAAAGTCTGCTGGGGGCGCACGTCATCCACGCGGCGCAGCCGCGTCCTGCGCGACCATTTGATGTCGCCGTAATTCTTAGTGTAGTGACCGGGGGTCATCGCCCCTCCGTCATCATTTTCATCTCAGCGTCAAGTATTGCCAGATCTTCCTTGGAACGGACGCGCTCAGACGAAGCGCGGGATTCTTCTTGGATTTCAGCAGTCTTGCTGCGCTCCCGTGAGGTGATATCTGCCAGCTTACCCTCTTGCTTCAGCTTCTCACGCTCCAGCTCGGCGGCAATACGCTGCTGGGCAATGCGTTCTTCAGGATCAGGCTGCGGTGGCTGCTGCTGCATGGCCTGAAGCTGCTGCATCACCTGGGATTCGGTTTGATCTATGACATCCTCGAAATTACGCCCGATCTTCCATGCCCCTGAGACAAACTTGAGAATCTCAAATGCGATGGGCGTCAGCTCTGGGGCGTTCCGCGTTGCCTCTATTGCCTGAACGAGGTAGCCGCCCATGACGTTGGCAAATTCCACCCGCGTCCGCTTCATCTCTTCTTCGTCCGCGAATACGGTGCTGTCGGTCTCAACATCTATCTGATAGTGACGGGTCTTGTCGTTCCGCATGATCTGAAGCATCTCATCGGTGACTTCCATCCCCGTAATACGCTCAAGAATCTCCGGCTCGTAGTTCTCGGCGATCAACTCAGCCTTGATGCGGAACAGATCACGGATATATTTCTGAATCGCGTCCTGGCGTAAGCGCAGCCGCATCGATCCGTATTGCGCCTTCAGTTGCTGCGCGGTCGCACTCTCGCTGGCTTTGGTTCCACCACCCCGAATGATGTCCGAGATGCCCGTCACCTCGTAGATGATCTGAAGAACCTGGGCGCGTTGCGTATAGAGACCCTGAAGCACGGTAGAAATCTGGGAAATATCCTCGGTCTGGAACACAACCGACAGACCACCCTTTTGGGCTAACGAGGAAAAATTCTCCGACGGCACAAAATCGTTATCTCCTGCGGTTGCTAGGTTAGCGAGTTCCGGCACCGAAGAATCGTAGACGCCCCGCCGCTTCAATCCCTCGATCAGATGCGTGATCCGACTTGTCACCCGGTCCAGCTCATCGGCCTGATCCTGGTACAACGTAAACTCGGGAACAGGAACAGAGGTATTGTTAGTCCGCACCGCGATCAGCGGAACAGGAGTGGGGAAGAAATCCTCCAACTGGTATGGATCATCGTCCTCCGCCAGCAAATCCTTGTATCCTGACGCTACAAACAGACGCTTGCGCTGGACCTTGTCCCAAATCTCCCAGACTTCCGCCCGATTATAGATTTCGTCCAACTGTTCATTGCTGTCCGTATCAGGCATCCACGTCAGCGGCACCTCATAGGCATGGGCAAATCCACGCCCTACCAGCTCATCCCGTGTAAACAGATGTCGCCGCGCCCGCCATGTCGCGTCTTCAGGTCTGCGGCTGGGGCTCTCGCGATAATCCTGCCAGTGGACGTATTCAAAACGGCACCGCTGATCGCCGACGTGTTCTACTTCCTCTTCCTCGACGATATCAATACCGTCGTCCTTGACCTCGACCTTGATCTTTTCCTTGATGATGATCGGCTCATAAACGACCCAGACCACACCGCGTCCTGGCAACAGGTAATCTTCCAATGCCGATTTCAGTGGCCTGCTGGCATCATAGGTATCGAGATCGTATGAAAGGGTGCGCTCCAACAGAATAGCCACCTGTCGGGCTGCGGGATTGGGATCGGGGAACCGCCGCCGCACATCGGGCTTCGCCATACGAGCAAACAGCGCGCCCTTCAGCGTTTCCGTATTGGCCCACAAGATATTGAATCGGCTGGCAATCGGGCCGATAACCGCATTCCCACCGCGCTCGTCGCGGTAGCGTTCCACCACACGGTTGCCGCGCTCACGCCAATCGCGCTCGAACTGGCTGGCTTGCTCTAACTCGTTCTGCCAGTAGCGTGACGGGCCGAGGAGCTTTTCCTGTTCAGCGCGTGT